TTCAGGAATTCATACAAAAAACCCAGGATGGAGCACATATAATAATACAGCAAATTATCATCAAAATAGAGTAGAATTATATACAGATTATGAAGGTATGGATATGGACCCAATTATATCTTCAGCATTAGATATATATGCAGATGAAAGTACAGTGAAGGATGCTGATGGTGATACTTTAACAATTAAATCATCTGATGATAATATACGAAAAATATTAAGAAATTTATTTTATGATGTATTAAATGTAGAATATAACTTATGGCCTTGGATTAGAAATGCATGTAAATATGGTGACTTTTATTTACATTTAGATATTGATGAAGAAATTGGTATTGTAAATGTAGTTCCAATGTCTGCATATGAAATGAGACGTGAAGAGCAGTTTGATGATAAAAATCCGTATGCCGTTAAATTTTATTATGAAGGAATGAGTAATATTGGCCAAGGAGGTAATTCACAAATGGAATATGATCCATTTGAGGTAGCACATTTTAGATTATTGTCAGATACAAACTTTTTACCGTATGGTAAATCAATGTTAGAAGGTGCACGAAAAGTATTCAAACAATTAACTCTTATGGAAGATGCAATGTTGTTACATAGAATAATGAGAGCTCCAGAAAGAAGAATATTTAAAATTGATGTAGGTAATATACCACCAAATGAAGTTGATTCACATATGCAACAAATAATGAACAAAATGAAAAAAGTTCCTTATATGGATGAACAAACAGGTGATTATAATCTTAAATTTAATCTACAAAACATGTTAGAAGATTATTATTTACCAGTAAGAGGTGGTGAATCTGGAACTAATATAGAATCTTTACCTGGTACAAGTAATGATGGACAAACTGAAGATATAGATTATTTAAGAAATAAAATGCATGCTGCATTAAGAATACCAAAAGCATTTTTAGGATATGATGAAGGTGTAGAAGGAAAGGCAACATTAGCAGCAGAGGATATTAGGTTTGCAAGAACTATAGAAAGAATACAAAAAATATTTACATCTGAATTAACTAAAATTGCAATTGTACATTTATATACACAAGGATATACAGATGCCGATCTTATCAATTTTGAATTAACTTTAACTAATCCATCAATTGTTTATGAAAAACAAAAGGTAGAATTATTAAATGAAAAATTAGGATTAGTATCTAATTTTAAAGAATCAGGTATGTTCTCAGAAAGATACATATATGAAAATGTATTTGGTATGAGCCAAAATGAATGGAATACAGAACAAGATCAAGTTATTGAAGATCTTAAAGAAGAATTCAGAAAAGAACAAATTAAGTCAGAAGGAAATGATCCTCAAAAGACAAATCAATCGTTTGGAACACCTCATGATATAGCTTCGATGCATGTGCAGGGAAATCTAGACATACCAGGTCAGCAAGATGAAGGAGCTAATGATCCAGTAGCAGGACCAGGAAGACCAAAGAAATTTGGTGCATTTGGAAGAGCTAATTCTGATTATGGACGAGACGCTGTTGGTGCAAAAGGATTAGATAAAGCATTTGCAACAGATAAGTCGCCACTACAACATAAATATAGAGGTGGTTCACCACTAAGCACAGAAGCTAAAGCATTTGCAGATTTGCTACAAAATAAATCAAAATCTTCAAAAGTTTTACAAGAAAGTCTTTCAACTGAAAAAGCTGATCCTGATAAAGGTACAATGTTGGATGAAGATATACTGATTCAAGAAGAAAAAGCGTAGTGAAAGTTAATTTAGTCTATATTTATTTAAAAATAGATAGCAAATAAACGGGACGATATGTCAATGAAAAAAATAAAGCATTCAAAGTATAAAAATACCGGGATTCTTTTCGAGATGCTCGTACGTCAAGTCGCTGCAGATACAATGCAAGGACGTAAGACAAAAGCATTACCGATTATCAAGAGGCATTTCAAGGCCGGTACTGAATTAGGAAAAGAATTACAATTATATAGAACTATTCAAGAAGAAGAGTTTAAGACAGAAAATAGTGCTCAAAAATTTTTACAAGCATGTATAACTGCAAAAAAGTCTTTAAATCAAACAGCATTGAGAAGACAAAAATATAATTTAATAAAAGAAATCAATGACCAATTTATAGTAGATAACTTTTTCAAAGCAAGAGTATCAAATTATAATATAATGGCCGCGGCATATAAATTATTTGAATATGCAGAAGTTGACAATCCTGCTCAGATAGTAAGATCAAAAGCTACATTGGTAGAACATGTATTAAGAAATACAATCAACAATCCAGTTAAAGTAAAGAAAGGAAATGTTATAAAAGAAACATATTCAGTTCAACCAAAGGATGTTAGATTGTTATCTTATAAAATGTTAATTGATAAGTTTAATGATAAATATAATGGACTTAATCAACGACAAAAAAATATTTTGAGAGAATATATTAATAATGTAACAAATACTGTTGCGTTAAAAGAATTTATTCAAAAAGAAATTCCAGTTGTCCAAAAAGAATTAAAACGAGCATCTGCTAGAGTAGGATCAAAAGTAGTTAAAATAAAATTGAATGAAGTTAATAATATGTTAACAGAGTTAAAAAATTCATCAGCCGTTAAAGATAAAGATGTATTAACAATGTTACGTTATTATGAATTGATTAAAGAACTTAAAAATGTGGAGACTAAATAATGAGCGCTAATCCATCACAAAGAGAAACCTGGTTTAATTCTTATCCAGATTCAGGAAGTTTATATAATGTAAGCGGACATTTAGGCGGCTATCATGCAGTAACAACAGTTGCAGATGGTGCAACATATTATACTGGTTCAAGTGCTGCAAGATGGAATGGAGTTATGGTTGTAACTCATGGTAGTGCAGTATTACATTTTCCAGGAGGAGGTTCAATTGCAGCAAGTAAATTAACTACAAAGGAAATATATAACTTTACAGTATCACATATAACAGCAGCAAGTTCTGCAGAAATTTATTTATTGAGGAAATAAGATATGGATTATTTAGATAAATTTAAAAAATACCTTAAGGAAGCAGAAGAAGATGAAATCCAATATCAACACAATGAGGATGAATTGGGAGAAGCAAATGTAACTGGTAATATGGATGGCGGAGAAGGTCCTCCAAAAACTCCATATGCATTTCATAAAAATGATAAAAAAGGTAAAAAGAAACAAAAAGATAATGCAACAACTGCAACAGAGTTTGAACTAGTTAAAGACTCAATATATAAAAAAATGATGAAGATGACAATGAGTTCAGGTTTAATGAATGAATCATCATATAGAGAATATAAAAAAGATCCAACATCGACACCACAACAAAAAGTTAATAGAGGAATAGCTGAAGTTAATAAAATGTTAGGGTTAATGGAAAAGATCGTAAATAATAATATAAGGTTAAAAACAGAAATGGGTGTGAATTCAAATCATTTTTGGAAATCAACCGGAAATAGATTTGCAAAGATAAATGAGAGAATGACAAGGATTGCAAATCGATTAAAAGAATTATCACAATAGGAGATCAAAAATGGCAAAGCAATTATTAGTTAATTATCAAACATTTGAGATAACTCCTCAACAAATTAATGAAAGTCTATCTAAAAATGGCGGAAAATTAATTGTTTCTGGAGTTCTGCAAAGAGCTGAATCAAAGAATCAAAATGGAAGAATATATCCAAAAGAAACTTTAATGAGAGAAGCAAATAAATATGCTGAAGGATTTATTAAAGAAAAGAGAGCTCTTGGAGAATTAGATCATCCAGATTCATCTGTAGTTAATTTAAATAATGTAAGTCATAACGTTTTAGGTATGAATTGGCAAGGTGATGATTTAGTTGGAACTGTAGAAGTATTAGGTACTCCTGCAGGTAACATTTTAAAAGAACTATTCAAATCAGGTATTAGATTAGGTATATCATCAAGAGGTATGGGATCTGTAAAAGAAGTAATGAGAGAAGGTGATGATACATTAGAAGTTCAGCCTGATTTTGAACTAATTGCATTTGACTTTGTTTCAAATCCATCAACTCATGGAGCATTTTTATCTCCAGTAAATGAAGGAAAATCAAAAAAACAATTTGATAAATATGCAAATGTAAATAAATTAATAACTGATATAATTAAGGAGTACTAATATGTTAAAAGATATGCAATCACAATATGGACCAACTGCCACTCAAAAGAATGCTGATGTATTAGCAGGCGAAGGAAAGAAGAATGGTGGACTTGAAGTTTTAGGAGCAGAAAATGCATCTAAGTATTCAGTAACTACAAAAAAAGATCCAATGGCATTTGAAGGTAAAAAGAATGTAGGATTAGAAGGTGTAAAAGATGGATCAAAATTTGGTATGACTGGAGGAAGACCTACATTATATATAGATAGCGTGGAGTTTTAAAATGAATTTGAAAAAACAATATCAAAGATTATTTGAAGGAAGAGCAGATTTTGCAAAGGCAAATAATTTAAAAATGGAAGATTCTTTATTAAATGAAGCGCCAATGGTTCAAGCATTTCCTAAAATGAAAACAGATGCAGAAAGAAAGGCAGCATTAGAACCAGGTGCAGGAGCAACAGGTCAAGAACAAGAACCATTAGATATTGAATATTATTCAGATCAACTTAATAAGTTAATGGATGCTGTAAGAGACTTTCATCAAGATTTAGGAACAGATATTGAAATGAGAGGTGATGAATCAGGTAACTATGAATATGAAACTATGGAAAAACAATTATCTAGATATATTATGGGATCTGAAAAACAATTAGAAGGACTTCAAAAATATTTAGAAAGACAAAAAGGTAAGGGACTATAAAATGGCAAATAAATACGAAAATGCACTATTAAAAACTATAATGAAAAAATCAAAATACATTATGGAAAACTTTGGCGAAGAAGAAGAAACTGGTATAACATCAGAACAAAAAAAATCTTTCACTGAAGCAGTTGGTAATTATCATACAATGGGTGAGTCTATATATAGAAATCATTCATTAAGAGAAATTACAGAAGAATTGGGTAATATAGTAAAGGTAGCAGAAGCTCTTACATTACAAGAATCAGAACATTGGTTTGATAATGTTACTACAACTCGTCATATGAAACAATTGAAAGAAGCATATAAAGTATTTTCAAAAACAGCTAATGAAGTTCAGACGTTACAACAAAGGTTAGAATCTGCATATGAAGATATGGGTACTACATTAAATAAGTATTATAAGATAAATGAAGCATTGAGAGAGGAAGATGATGCAAAACCTGATTATCTAGATATGGATAAAGATGGTAATACTGATGAGCCAATGAAAACTGCAATTAGCCAAAAGAAAAACAAATAATCATTTGGTAAATTGAAATATATTCTTTATATTAATAATAGTTATAACGTAAAATAAATTACATGAATAAGAAACATAAAATTTGGCAATCGCATTTACCAGGACATGCTCTGGGCGCAGCCGTAGTAAAAAATCCAAAAAATCCTAAAGATCAAGGAGATATTGGATTTGCAATTCGATTTTGGAAAAGAGCTCTTAAAGATGCAGGAACATTGCAAGAGTTAAGAGATAGAAGATATTTTAGAAAAAAATCCGATAGAAGGCGTGAACAAATGGATAATGCAAAATATTTTCAACAAATTAATTCCAAAGAAGATAGGTAAATTTTATCTATACTTTATTATTTTTATTTAAGCTAAAAATTTTCTTGAAAAAAAGTAGGTTTTTCAATAACTGTATATATTTATAATTGTAACAAGTATATACGGTGCTTCAATATCACCGTCCCTGAATATTTTTATAACAATTCACATTGAGACTCTTAATAGTCTTATTTCCGAACAAATTTATTAAAGGAGAGAGATAAATGAACAATTTATTGAAAGAAGCTATTGCTGACGCGAAAGCGGTACGAGAAACAGCATTAGCAAACGCTAAAATAGCATTAGAAGAAGCTTTTACTCCAAGACTTCAAAGCATGTTGTCTGCTAAACTTTCTGAAGAAGAAGGTATGGAAGATGAAATGGCTATGGAAGACGAAATGCCAATGGATGAACCAGTTGCTGCTGAACCAGAAATGGAAGCACCAGTTGAGGCACCAGCTCCAGAAATGGAAGAAGAAATGGCTGACGACGAAATGGCAGAAGAAGGAATGAGAGGGGAAGAAACTGATGAAGGTATGCGCGAAGATGACGAAGATCCAACCGATATGCATTCTGAAGCAGAAGATTTAGAACTAGAAGCAATCTTACGAGAGCTTGAAGGTGAAGATGAAGAAGCTGTAACAGAAGGTGAAGATGAAGAAGAAACTGTTGAAGAACAGTCTGGTTCAACTGGTATTGGTAAAGGAACTAGTATGAAACAAGCATCATCCTCAGATGAAGAAGACCCAGGCAAAGGAAAACTTAAAGAAAACGAAGGTGACGACAAAGAAGAAGTTACTGAAGAAGAAGAAGTTGACCTTGACGAAATCATTAATGCTTTGAGAGAAGAAGAAGGCGATGAAGCAGAACCAGTAGAAGAAAACGACACAGCAGGTGTTGATGATGGTGATGCAGCAAAAGACCTTGAAGAAGCTTACAAAGTAATCAGATTTATGAAGTCTAAGTTGAATGAAGTTAACTTGCTAAATGCTAAACTATTATTCTCGAACAAATTATTTAGAAATCATTCATTGAATGAAGGTCAGAAAATGAAAGTAATTGAAAACTTTGACAGAGCTCAAACATTGAGAGAAGTTAAGTTAGTATTTGCTACATTGACTGAGTCATTCAAATTGGGTGGTAAAAGAAAAGTAAAAACCATTAAAGAATCGTATGCTAGTAAGCCTTCGAGATCTACAAGACCATCAAAGAAAGTCCTTTCAGAAGGAAATGATGTTGCTAATAGATTTAAGAAGTTAGCTGGATTACTTTAATATTAAAAGGAGATTAAAAAATGGATATAAATTCATTAATGCCAAATGATTCCGTTGCTAAATCAAAAGCTGCTACAGCAGGTTTGGTTAGAAAATGGGAAAGAACTGGTCTTCTTGAAGGTTTAGGTAAAGAATATGAAAAGTCAGGAATGGCAGTTCTATTGGAAAACCAAGCAAAACAATTAGTATCAGAAGCAAATTCTACAGGTACATCTGCAAACTCAGAAGAGTGGTCAGGTGTAGCATTACCATTGGTAAGAAGAATTTTTGCTGAGATTGCTGCTAAAGATTTTGTAAGTGTACAACCAATGAACTTACCTTCTGGTCTAGTATTCTTCCTTGATTTCAAGTATGGGACCAACCAACCAGGATTTACTACAAACTCTGGTAAAGATTCACAAAACGATTCTGTATTCGGTGTAACTGATGATACGTTAGGATCAACCGTAGCTACTGAAGGTCTTTATGGCGCAGGTAGATTTGGTTATTCAGTTAACGAAACATCATTAGGAAACAAAGTAACTGCAACTGGTGTTGTTGGTACTAACATTGTAACAGGTTCAGCATTTACTCAAACAACTTTTGAGCAAAGAACTAATCATGATTCAGAATTTTCTGCTTCATTAGCTGCTGCATCTGTTGGAATCGGTCAATTAACAACTGTAGACTTTACATTTGCAGCTTCTGATTTAGCTGATGCAAATGGTGTTAGAGCATTCCAAATTTCAGGTTCAGGAATTGAGACTTATTATCCTCAATTTACTACTGTATCAGGAAATACTGGTCTAGCAAGTGCTACACCAAAAGTATCATTCTTAGTTAAATCATCTGTAGCAACTGCAGCTGTTGAGAACGGTACAATTACTTACCAGAAGCAACCTGGTGATACTTCAAGAGGTGACTTTGAAGATCAATCACAAGATTCAGGTGCATCTAATTCTGCTTTAGCTATTCCAGAAATCAACCTAGAGATGAGATCTGAGGCGATTGTTGCTAAGACAAGAAAGTTAAAAGCAATCTGGACTCCAGAATTTGCTCAAGACTTGAATGCTTATCATTCAATTGATGCTGAGGCTGAATTAACTTCTATGTTATCTGAATACGTTTCGCAAGAAATTGATTTAGAATTATTAGATATGTTAATGCAAAATGCTCAAACTACTGACTTCTGGTCAGCAAGATTAGGCTTTGAATATGATTCAACGTTGACAACATTCTCTAATACAGCTGGAAATTCTGCAGCTTACAACCAAGGTACTTGGTTCCAAACTTTAGGAACTAAAATCCAGAAAGTAAGTAACAAAATTCACCAGTTAACATTAAGAGGTGGTGCAAACTTCCTAGTATGTTCTCCAACTGTTGCAACTATCCTAGAATCTATTCCTGGATATGCTGCTGATACAGATGGTGATAAAATGCAGTTTGCAATGGGTGTACAAAAAGTTGGTTCTATTAATAGTAGATTCCAAGTTTATAAAAACCCATACATGACTGAGAATACAATTCTTATGGGATATAGAGGAGCTCAATTCCTTGAAACTGGTGCAGTTTATGCTCCATACATTCCACTTATCATGACTCCATTAGTATATGATCCAGCTTCATTCACTCCAAGAAAAGGTGTAATGACTAGATATGCTAAGAAAATGGTAAGACCAGAATTCTATGGTAAGATTCATGTAGATGGATTGGATACTATATAATATTGGTTAAATAACTAATTTTATTAGGATTTATTGTTTGAAGGGTGCCTTTTTTAGGCACCTTTCTTACTCTATTACATATTTATATTAAAGATAATGGCAAACAAGATTAAATGGGAAAATGCAGATTTTAAGTGGGAAAAAGCTCCTACAACTGATGAAGCAGCAAGATATACTTGGAACTCTGTTCTTGAGATAATTTTAGAATTAGAAACAGCTGTTGCAAGTGGAACAGTCCAACCAGCAGTAGAAGCATTAGCACCTGAAAAGAAAAAGAAACTTATACGATTAATTATGCATAGAAAAGGAATTGAAGTATATGATGAATCCAAAGAAGTTCAAGATATAAGTGTTCATATTGAAGAAATTAAAACAATAATCAAAGAAGCCAAAATACAAATGCAAGTGGAGAATATTCATGTCTAAAGGTTTAGGAGATAGTATAGATAAAATTACATCAGTAATTGGTATAAAAAAAGCTGTAAAGACTATATCTAAAATGACTGGAAAAGATTGTGGTTGTGATGATCGCAGAGAAATGTTAAATAAAAAATATCCATGGGCAAAAAATTAAGGAGAATATAAATGTATAAATTATTTACAGACAAAGCAGAATTATTTGAATGTGATATTAAAATAGAAGGTGCAAGCCTTTCTAATTCAATTGCAAGGCTAGTTGTAGAAACTGCAGATTATAGTTTAATGTTTAATGGTTCAATAACATCAGATGGTAAATGTAAAGTTCCAATTAAAAAATTAAAAGGCCTTATAGATGAAAGTAATAAAGGTAATATTAAATTAGAAGTAATTGCAGAAGATACATTTTTTACTCCATGGGAAAGTGATTTTGAAGTGCAGGCAAGTAAAAAAGTAACTGTAGAAATAAAATCACAAACTACTAAACAACCAATAGTAGAAACAAAAGGACCAAAAGTCCAAGTTACAAAAGTTAAACAAGATAAAAAACAAACAATTTCAGAATCAGAAAAGAAACATATTGTAAATATAATGAAATTACTAATTCATGAAAATGTTAATATAAATAATCTTTCAATTAAGAAAGATAAATTAAATAAGGTTATAGCTACATATACTCAATTCAAACCAATTAACGAAACTTCTAGAGGAAAAGTTATTAGCGGAGTATTGAATGTATTAGCAAAACAAAAATAGGGGTTATAAATGGCTTTACCAGACTTAACAGGCCAAAATATTCAAGATACTTACCAACGAGTATTAACTGTCGGTGACGATGGAGTAGTATTTGATGGAACTGGATCATTAGTTCCGACATTACAAATGACTGCATCATATGCAATCACTGAAGTAAATTATGAAACTTCTTCATCTTTTGCAGAAACAGCTTCATATATCGATTCTACAGTATTAGATACATTTAAAGTAACAGGCTTAAGGACAGGGGACTCTACGATAGACGGTGATCTAACATTACCAGGAAAAATAATACATAAAAATGATACAGATACATTTATAAATTTTGGTACAAATCAATTTCTAGTAGAAACAGCCGGTAAAAATAAATTATCTATAGGCGCTTCCTGGATCGATTTGAATAATGAATATCAAGATGTAAACTTTAAAGTATTTGGTTCTGGTTCTGTTGACAGCGTAATATTATGGGGAGATGCTGAAAAACGTCAATTAGGTATAGGTACAAATAATCCAGATCAAAAATTAACTGTAAATGGAAACATACATGTTTCTGGTAGTGGCCAAATAACAGCCTCAGGAGCAATAAGTGCAAGTGGTCCCATTACAACAACAGGTGTATTTTCAGATGCAGGATATTCTATAGGTAATACAGATGTATTATTATTTGAATCAAATAAAATAAAACTTCCAGGTCAAGTTTTAATAGAAGGAAGTTTAGAAACAACCCACATAACAGCTTCAGGATATATAAGTGCAAGTGTTGTACAAGCAGCTACATATCAAATGAAAGGCAACAATGTTATATGGGATTTATATGGAACACAAGTGTTTGGTGCAGCTGACAGCCAGACTCTTGTACTTGGAAATGGTCTAGTAATAGGTAGTGGTGGTGCAGTTAACATATCACTCTCAGGACCAGTAACAGCCTCAAGTGATATAAGTGCAAGCGGAGATGTATATTTAGGTGCTAAGCTTTACCTTAATAATAAAGAAGCACTAGATGATACGGGTACGACGTTAGGAATTAATGAGCAAGGCGCTTTTGCAGCAACACAGATTAATAGATCAAATGCTCCCAAGCCAGTTATGTTATATGGTAACGTAACAGCCTCAGGTGCAATAAGTTCAAGTAGTAATATTCTCGGTGACCATGTTTTAGCAAATAGAGTATATATTGGACCACATAATGCTTCAGCAAGATTAACATTTGATAATACTAGTGTAGTAAATAATATGGGTCTTCGTGTAAGTGGCAATATAACAGGCTCTGGAGATATAAGTTCGAGCGGAACTCTTACAATGGGAACCAATGGAGATAGGAATGAACATACTATATACGGAAGATTAAGAGTAGTTGGATCTGATGTTTATATTGGAGATGGCCATATAACTGCATCAGGTAATATAAGTTCAAGTGGAGATGTTTCTGCAGGTTCATTAGGAACAGGTTCATTTGATCATATTATAACTTCTGGACAAACAATTGAATTTAAAGATGGTGCTAGTAGATTAGGTACATTGAAAATGACATCGGCAGGAAATGCAACATTTGGAGATGCAACTACTGGTAAGTCAAAAGTCTTCACAGGAGAGTTGGATGCTAAAAGTTTATATGTAGAACATGCCATAACAGCATCAGGTAATATAAGTGCAAGTGGAAATATATATGCAGATAAATATCATATAGATTTAGGTACACAATCTGTACCTCTAGCAGAAGGCCAAATCTCAGGTTTAATTTTTAATTCTGCAGGATCATTCTCACAAATGCAATATGGTCAATCTGGTACATTTCATCAACATCGATTCGAAGGAGACATAACAGCATCAGTCATAAGCGCGAGTAAAGGGTTCATTGGAGATGCAACAGGGTTATCAGGAACACCAGACATTTCAGTTGGATCAATAGAAGCAACAAGTTTAAATGTAACTAGTATAACATCTTCAATAGTTTCATCATCAATATTACAAACATCAGGTTCAAATATATTTGGAGATACAGATGATGATACTCATACATTTAAAGGTCATATAACAGCCTCAGGTAATATAAGTTCAAGTGGTCAAGTTATAGCTGCATATACTACCGCTACTATAGGAGCCACAAATGGTCAAACTCTAACTCAGAAAATTGGGTCTAATGATTCTGTGATGATTGAAAATGGCAACATTACAGCATCAGGTTATATAAGTGCAAGTAGTGATATTATAGCAACTAATTTTAAAGTGCTTGGAAGAAGTCCTTCACATGGTTATTTTATAGATGCATTATCATCTGTTAAACCAACTATAAATGTAAATAGTAATGCTTTAATATTAGGTGCAAATCATGATTCTTATTTAGGTCAAGGTGTAAAAATATTTTCATCAGGTTCAGGTGAAGGTTTAATTATGGATGCACTTGGAAATATAACAGCCTCAGGTGATATAAGTTCAAGTGGTAATAGTACTGCAGCTAATGTTATCACAACAGGTGCACTAACTACACCTAGAATAAATGGAAGTCATTCATCTGGTTTATATGTTGCAAATCATATTAATGCGCAAGGACATATAACAGCTTCAGGTAATATTAAAGGAGATGTAATAACTGGAACTACTATTAAAGCAGGAACTTTATTTTCTGATCGTACACTCAATACAATTGCAACTGCAAATGGAGGCGTATTCTTTTATGCAGATAATACCTTTCATGGAGGCGGCCTTTTAGGAACTGTTACATCACAGCAAGGAGATATTGTACTTACACCAAATGCTGGTAATCCAACAACACAAGAATATTTAATAGTATCTCAAAGTTCAGCAGGAATTGGCAATGCCAATGCATTGATAGGTATTGGAAGAAGAGCAAGCAATACAAGCATGTTACACGTTGGCGGTAATGCAGAATTTGATACTCATATAACTGCTTCTGGTAATATAAAATCAGATGCATCTGTATTGGCCAATACAGGTTCATTTCATGTGTTAACTGGAAAATCTGCAGCAGCTTCTGGATTAGAAGTTTCTGGTTTTGTTGAAGCAAATCGTATAACAGCATCGGCTGGAATAACTTCAAGTGGTAATATATATGCAGCTGGGTATTATGCTGATACTGCTTATAGATTAAAAGATGCAACTGGTATTTCAAGACATTTCATATTAGGACCTGAAAGTGGTATAGTTGGAAATGAATCAGTTTCAATAGGTAATACTAACTTTGCAGATGGAATAACCATAACAGGAAGTATAACAACAGATAATAGTTTAACACTAGGAGGATCTTTTTATGGTTCTGCCTCAGGTAGGATATATCCAAGTGGTAATTCTTATGGATTTATACATGCTTTAGCAACAGGAATACATACATCAGCCAATACTAATTTAGTTGTAGACGGTCACATATCTGCATCAGGTGGTATAACCGCGAGTGGTAATATACATGCAAATCAAATACATTTACCAGCTGGAGGTGATATCATATGGGATGGAGATACAAATACAAAAATAGAAACATCAGGTAATCCAGAAGATTTAGATATTTATGCAGATAGAACTATAAGATTGTATCCAGATTCGGATGTTCAAATTCATGAAGGATCAACCAGCTGGGCAATATTTGATGGAAGTGAACGAAAGCTTAATGTAACAGGAGATATAAGCGCGTCAGGAACAATTACTGCAAACAAATTTGTAGGTATGCCAATTCATATTATAGCACATAGTTGGTATTTTAATGAACCAGCTGGAACATTAGCTAACTTCCAAGCAGGATCGAGTACATATGGTTGGTCTGATAGATCATGGAATCAAGAATTAACAAAAGCATCTGTAGAAACTGGAACTTGGAATTCAAATGGAGATTCAAATTTAGGTGTAGCAGTAACACAAAATATTAAAAACATTAAATTGATAGGAACATTAAAACCAACAGATTCTACAGCTCAAGGTACATTATCATATTATGTATATAAAATGCTTGCTATTCAAACAGCAGGATCAAATACTACTAATCCAGTATTTATATGTAGTGGTTCATCTGCAACTGTTGGAAACCAATTCCATACAATTTATATTACAGGAAGTGCTGCAGGAGGCCATGGTGGATTTAATCCAGATGTAGGAGCAGTAGCAGGTGATAGAATAATTGTATTCTCAAGTGTATCAAATACATTTGGTAGTGGTAAAAATTTAAAAGGTACATATACAGTAACAGCAGAAATAGCAGAATAGGAGATATAAAATGGCAAGACAAAAAACAAAACTATCAGATAGATTCGGATCAGGAGGAAATAAAGAAACTTCTAAAGAAGCTTCATTATTTGGTGATCCAGAATTAGAAGAAACTCCAGAATTTAAAGCAATGCATTTATTAATGGATCAGATAGATGATATAACAGATGTTGTAAATGCCAATGATGCAGCATCCGGATCTTATGCAGCTCTAAAAAATAATTATACTACAGCATCAGGTTCTTTTTCAACTCGAGTAACAGATAATAAAACAACTCATCTGGGATCATCTAATTCCATCTTTATACATCCAACACAATTTAGAGGAGGAACATATTCAGCAAGAACTCAAAGAGCTGGTCTATTCACTCAAAATGCAGATGATGTAGGTGAACAAGTTTCTTGTGCATGCATGATTCCTATAGGAAAAAGTTTAATACGCGTCACTTTATATTCTTCAAATACAAAAACAGAAGCAACTGTTAACAATTTATTATTATCAAAAGGAACAACAACTGCATTAGTTTTCAATAATAAAACGAAACAAGCAACAACTATCAATGCTTCACAACCTTGGGATTTATATACAACCGTTGTAGGAGGAGCTTATTTACAAAGTGGTTCGAATAATTTAATAATAGTAGTAACGCTCAACTCGGGAGACTTCTTTAGAGGTGCAGTCTTAACTTATGCGTAATAAAGAAAAATTATGGCAACTACAACATCAGTAGCAACAGCAACAAATTCAGCAGGAACAGGAATAGGAGCAATCTCAGCTTGGGCAGCATCAGACAATACTCGTAACAATCCAAATTTCAATTCATCGACTGGTGATATTACTCTAGAATTTGGAAATCTTGCTGTTCCTGCAGGAGCAACTATTAATGGATTAGAAATAACAGTAGAAGGTCAAGGAAGTAATTTTGCTGCTACACCTGAAATATTTCTTAACAACGGATCATCTAATTCTAGTGGTATAGCTCCAAGTGCAGCATTTAATAAATCAGATTCAACAGTTACATATGGTAGCTCAACTCAATTATGGGGACTATCTTGGACACCTACATCAGCTAATGCCGTAAGTGCAACTATAGATGTATCTACAATTGCATCTGGTGTTTTGTTTTGGGACTATGTAGTTATGGCAGTTTATTATTCTGAAGCTGCCGCAGCCACCAGTGCACCTATAAAATTAACTTCAGGTGTAATTCAATTAACAAGCGGTAAAATATCTCTGTAATCTTTAGTCATTACATATTTATATTAAAATAGAGAAGGCATAATATGGCAGTAAAAATACCAATTTGGACAGGAGCAGCTACTTGGGTAGGAACAAATGATACACCATTCGGATTATACGATTCAGATGTAACATTTGCATCTGCATCAATTAGTACTGCAGATTGGTGCGCCAAAAGATTAGGATATCCATTAACAGACATTGAATTACAATCTGGTTCATTCTTTGCAGCCTTTGAAGAAGCTGTAACAGAATATGGTAATCAAGTAAATACATTTAATATACGAGATAACCTAATTAACTTATACGGAGCGGCAACAGGGTCAAATTTATCAGGACAAAAAGTATCTTCTAATTTAGGAGGACTTATTGAATTAGCAGAAGAGTATGGAACAGAAGCAGGAAGTGGTGGTAATGTAACATATTATACTGGTTCTGTAACAATGTCTGCAAATCAACAAATATATGATTTAACAGATCCTACTGTTGTATCTTTAGAATCAGGAACAGCTGGAACAGATGATATTGAAATTAAAAGAATATTCCATGAGGCGCCACCTGCAATTGCAAGATACTTTGATCCATTTATAGGGACAGGATTAGGATCTCAACAAATGTTAGATTCATTTGGTTGGGGTAATTATTCTCCAGGAGTATCATTTATGATGATGCCAATATATGCAGATGTATTAAGACTACAAGGAATAGAGTTTAATGACCAAATAAGAAAGTCTACATATTCATTCCAATTAGTAAATGATAGGATTAAAATATTTCCTATTCCAGATGCATCTTCATTTACAAAAGTACATTTTGAATATATTAAGAAAGCAGATAGAAGTAATCCATTAAAAGGAAAAACAGGAGCTATTTCAGATTATTCAAATGTTCCATATCAAGATATTATATATTCAAATATTAATGCAGTTGGAAAACAATGGATTAGAAAATATGCTTTAGCATTATCAAAAGAGATGTTAGGATATATTCGTGGTAAGTATTCTGCAATACCAATACCAAATGCAGATGTGACATTAAACGGATCGGACCTTATATCAGCCGCTCAGACTGAAAAAGAAGGACTTATAACAGAGATTAAAGAGATCCTGGATACAATGTCTAGACAATCACAATTAGAAAGAAAACAAGCAGAATCTGATGCATTACAGCAACAGATGATGAAAATTCCACTTAAAATATATGTAGGGTAATTATGGCGTTATTTGGTTCAGGAAGAGATGCAAGTCTAATTAGACATATAAATAACGAACTTATAGTCAATATAATAGATACAGAAATTGAATTATATAAGTTGGTATTAGAAGATACACGAGAAAATTTATATGGTGAATCAATGAGTAAGAAATATTATAATCCAATAGCCATTCCTTGCCTTGTACAGAAAGATGAAAAAACAACCGTTGCAGAAGATTTTGGATTGGATTCAACTAGAACTGGTAATTTTGCATTTGCTAGAGATTATTTAGTTGATAGAACAATTATATTAGAAGTTGGTGACATTTTAAATTGGGATAATGAATATTATGAAATAGATCAGATAGGATCATCACAATATTTTGCTGGAAAAAATCCATCAACTCATTTAGGGTTCACTCGAGGAGAAATTGATGAACATGGATATAGTGTTGCAGTAATATGTGAAGCACATGTAACACAAAGAAATAAACTTAATTTAGTAGAAGTTAGATCTGGGGGTACAAATCAAGAATATCAATTACCAAAGAATTTATAATATATGGGAAAATTAAGATTAAATAGAACTCAAAGTACGCAAGCAAATGATCCTATAGTTAATAGGGCTAATCAAGTACGCCGTGATACTGATACAATTAAGACTCCTTCATGTACAATATATGATGTGGATTATGCAATTATATCTTATATACGAGATGTTATACAACCACGGGTAGAAGAAGATGGAAGTATTATAGATGTACCAATTCAATATGCAAATGGAGAAAAATGGAGCCAAATTCAAAAGCATGGATATATGAGAGATGCAAAAGGTAAATTAATGGCCCCAATAATTACTTTGAGAAGAAATGCTATTGCAGAAAGAGATATATTAAAAAAATTAGATGTTAATAGAAATCCATCAGGTAATGCAATGGTATTACAAAATAAATTTACTCAAGCAAATAAATACGATAGATTTGGAGTATTAACAAATGCAAAACCAACCAAAGAATTTTATGTTACAGCTGTACCAGAATTTGTAGAAGTATCATATGAATTATTAATATGGTGTTCATTTACAGAACAATTGAATTCAATTATTGAGGCTATAATGCCTACTGGAGGATTTGCATGGGGAACTACATGGAAGTTTAATACATACATAGATGATTATTCGTTTGAGACGATGAACAATATGGGTGAAGATCGAATTATAAGAGCTACATTACCAGTTAGATCAAAAGCAACATTATTAATGGAAGATGAGTTACGAGTATCAACAGTACAAAAAAGGTTTGCAACAAAACAAATCAAATTTGGATCAGAACATGAAACTGATGTATTTACTGCAACATTTGATGCACCACCAACTGGAAATTATAATCCAATTGCATCAGAAAATGAGTTATTATCAAAATTAGAACAATCATTAAAGGATAGAATATAGTTATGCCATTAAATCAACCAGCATTAAAAGCAATGATATTTGCAGCATTTAGAAAACAATCAGTAAAACCAGGACCAGATAAACAAACTACTAATCGAGAGCTCGCAGAAGATTTATCAAGAGCGATAGATTTATACGTTAGAGGAGGTTTAGTACAAACCGCAGTAACAGGTATGGGAATAGGAGGATCATCACCCCACCCATTTGTATATCCAGTGTTTACATTTGTGACAGGAACTGGTACAGGAGTGGTTGTTTAGCAGTACAAATGCATATTTATATATGTTAATAAAAGGAGAATAGTTATGTCAGAAAACAAAAAGTTTACAGAAGAAGAACTAAAAGAAGTTCAGGTGTTACGAGATAGAATGTCTAAATTGGTAGCCAATTTTGGAGAATTAAAATTAGAACAAATTTTACATGAACAAAAGGCTAAAAAATTAGATCTTTTAGAAACACAATTTAATAAAGAATATGCAGATATTCAATCAACAGAACTTGAATTAGTTAAGAAATTCAATGAAAAATATGGCCGAGGAACATTAGACTTAGATTCTGGTACTTTTTCACCAGCAAACTAATGGTTTGAAGCCATTTAAGTATATTTATTTAAAAATAATAAGACTCATGTCTTAGTTTAACAAAGAGGAGAATTTAAATGGCTGAAAAAATAGTATCACCAGGTGTATTTACCCGAGAGAGAGATTTATCATTTCTTCCAGCAGGGATACAAAACATAGGAGCGGCAATAGTAGGTCCTACTGTAAAAGGTCCAGCATTGGTTCCTACCATGGTAACATCTATGGCTGAATATAGACAATTATTTGGCGATGTGTTTGAAAGTGGTTCTGGAGCAAATCTTGGATATTATTCATATCTAACATCATTAGCTGCAGAAGAATATTTGAGACATCATGACTCATTAACAGTAGTTAGAATAATGGCGGGAGATTTTTCCGGTGGTGATTCAACAGTAGCATCATCAATGCCTAACGCAGCAACATCATTCAAATTACATAACTTATCAGACGGAGCTATATTGAATAGTGGTCAACCACATGCGTCAACAGCAGGTTCTGGTTCTACAGATGATGAAGGTTCAAATAATATATTATTATCTGGATCAAAAGATAATTTAAGATGGGAAGTTGCAAATAAGAATACTTCAAAAGGTACTTTCTCATTATATTTAAGAAGTGGTAATGATACAATCAAAAGAAAAAATATTCTTGAGACATGGAATAACTTATCATTAGATCCAAATTCAACAAATTATATTGCAAAAAGAATTGGAGATGCAAAACTTAATTTAAGAGGATCTGGAACAGTTAGTCCATATATCCAAGCATCAGGTTCTTATATGAACAAATCTAAATATGTTAGAGTAGAAGTAACTCGTCAAACATTAAATTATTTAGATGAAAATGGAAATATTTCAAATGCAGACTATACTGGTTCTTTACCATTAGAAGTTTCAGGAACATTCTCAGGTGGTAGTGATGGAAATGTAGAACATCCACAAATGTTCTATGAAAACATTACTGCAACTAATTCGCAAGGATATGCGTTAGGAACAGGAGCAAAGGGTAAAACAGCATATGAAGATGCAATTAACTTATTAGGTAACCAAGACGAATATGATATTAACTTATTATTAATGCCAGGTGTAATTGCAGCATTAGCAGGTCATTCAACTATTGCAACTTCAGCAATTCAAATGTGTGAAGATAGAGGTGATTGTTTTGCAATTGTAGATCCTATAGCATATGCAGGAACAATAACTGATGCAACTACAGAAGCATCTGGTAGAGATACCAATTATGCTGCAGTATATTGGCCTTGGATTCAAATGGCGGATAATTATGCATCTAAAAATGTTTGGGTTCCAGCATCTGTAGCAATGGGTGGTGTATATGCATTTAATGATAAAGTATCAGCAGAATGGTTTGCACCTGCAGGTTTAAATAGAGGAGGAATTGATAGAGCAATCCAACCAGAAAGAAAATTAACTCATGGTAATAGAGATAGCTTATATGATTCAAATGTTAATCCATTAGCAACTTTCCCTAATAGTGGTGTTGTTGCATTTGGACAAAAGACATTACAGAAGAAAGCATCTGCATTGGATAGAGTAAACGTTAGAAGATTATTAATTGCAGCTAAGAAGTTTATTGCTTCTGCGACAAGGTTCTTAGTATTTGAACAAAATACAGCAGAAACAAGAAATAGATTCTTGAGTATAGTTAATCCATATTTAGAAAGTGTACAACAAAGACAAGGTTTATATGCTTTTAAAGTAGTAATGGATGAAACAAATAATACTCCTGATGTAATTGATAGAAACCAAATGGTAGGTCAATTGTTCTTGCAACCAACTAGAACAGCAGAATTTATTATCATTGATTTCAATGTGTTACCAACGGGTGCAGCATTTCCTGAATAATAGTTGAAAAAAGATAATAACAGTATATTTATATTAAATAAGAGGAGATAATAAAATGGCAGATTTACTAAGTCCAAATGAAATAATGTATACCGCATATGAGCCTAAAGTAGCCAATAGGTTTATAATGTACATCGAAGGTATTCCAGCTTACATAGTGAAAGCGGCTTCTAGACCATCAATTGATCAAGGAGAACTAGTGTTAGATCATATTAATGTTGAAAGAAAGTTAAAAGGAAAATCTAGATGGCAAGATATTACGGTAACGTTATATGACCCAGTTGTACCATCAGGGGCGCAAGCTGTTATGGAATGGGTAAGATTACACCATGAATCAGTAACAGGAAGAGATGGATATTCTGATTTCTATAAGAAAGATATTGTATTTAATACATTAGGTCCAGTAGGCGATAAAGTTGAAGAATGGACTATTAAAGGAGCATTTATTTCCGCTGCCACTTTTGGTGATATGGATTGGGCTACTGAAGATGCTGTTAATATTGAATTAACAATTAAATATGATTATGCAATCCTTCAATTCTAATCAGTAAAATATATAATCATTAAAAATCCTACCTTATGGTGGGATTTTTTTTGGGCATTAGCATATTTATATTAAATTGTTATTAAATTAAAAGGAAGATCAAGTTATGGCTAAAAATGTAAATGAAGAATACCCGAGTAAAAAACCAACTACACAACAAATGGCGGATGTCCAAAAGATATCTGATGAAGAAATGAAAATGCGTGCAATGGATGCATATGCAGGACAAACTGCTAAAACGCATGACTTTCCGACCGAAATTGTAGAGTTGCCATCAAGAGGATTCTTATATGCAGATGGTAGTGCATTACAATCAGGTAAAGTAGAAATGAAATATATGACTGCTAAAGAAGAAGATATTTTAACTACTCAATCATATATTAAACAAGGAATTGTTTTAGATAAATTATTTCAATCATTAATTATATCTAACGGAGAAGGACAGAAAGTTAAATATAATGAACTATTATTAGGTGATAAAAATGCAATTATGATTGCAGCAAGAGTATTAGGATATGGTAAAGATTATGAATGCCAAGTTAATACACCTTCAGGAGGCAAGCAAAAAGAAACAATTGATTTAGCTGAACTACGAGAAAAGGAAGTTGATTTTTCATTATTCTCTAAAGGATCTAATAGATTTTCATTTACATTACCTGCAGCAAAAAGAGTTGTTGAATTTAAATTCTTATGCCATGGTGATGAACCTAATATTGAAGCTGAAATAAAAGCTGCAAAGAAAATGAACAGAGGTGTTGATCCAACATTATCAACAAGATTAATGTATTCTATTATATCTATAGATGGCGAAGAAGATAGAATGAAAATACGTAAATTTGTTCAGAACGAATTATTAGCAATGGATTCAAGAGCATTAAGAACTCATATGAGAGACCTACAACCAGATGTAGATTTAAATTTAGTTTTTGATGATAACGCTACGGGAGAGGAGTTCTATATGGACTTGCCCATTGACACCACATTTTTTTGGCCTGGGGCCTGAATACAGGCCCGTACTGCACCAACAGATATTTGATCTTATCTACTGGGGGAAAGGTGGGTTCAATTGGTCTGATGTATATGCAATGCCAGTTTGGTTACGTGTATTCTATATTAAACGAGTTGAACAAGTTCATAAAGATAAGAACAAAGAAATGGAAAAGGCTAATAAAAAAGCTAAGTCACAAAGCCGAAGAAGAAGGTAGTATTCTATTCTCATAAATTACATAGTTCCATATTTATAATAAAGTAATATAAATGGACGAGAACTATGGCAAAATCAAATAAATTAGAACAATCGCTAGAAAATGCTTTAAAAGAAGGGTTATTATCACCTTTATTTAAAAAGTTCATGCAAAGAGGGCTTAAAAAGAAGTTAAGAGACTTTGAAAAAGATCCTGGAATGCGAGATGCGATTAAGCGTCTAAATCGCTCAATAGATGACTTCGAGCGTGAATTAGAAATTAGCGCCGAATTAATGACCCAAGATTCAGATGGAAAAGGTAAGTTTAAAAGCAAAAAAAACCTTTATAAACATCTTAAAGATTTGGGATTCAAATGGCGTGATCATAAATAAAAGGATTCTAAAGTATGAGCCTTACACCAAAAGAACAGCAATTAAAAGTCGACTTAATCAAAGAAGAACTATCCTTAGTCAAACGATTAAAACAGTTAGACAAGCAAGGTGCTACAGGCAGTAAAGAATTTTTAAAGACAGCACAACAAAAGAATAAGGTCCAGGCAGATTTAAATAAGTTATTAGGAATTACACAAACTGGAATAAAAAAGATAGGTAAAGAAGAAGATGATCTTCTAAAAAAATCAAAACAATTAAATAGCTTATTCAATGGATTAGATACATCTCTTGATAATGTTGCAAAGAAAGGAAACTTAGCAGCATCTAATCAAAAAGCATTTGCCGCCTTTGCAAAACAAACTGGTCAGAATTATATTAAACAAAAATCAGTTCAAGAAAGAATTTCTACTATAGAAAATGTTAAACTCAATTTAACTGGTCAAAGAGCTGATGCTGCCAATACACTTCTTAAGAGTTATAATATTGAAGCTAGTATATTAGAAGAATCAGCTCAACTAACTGCAGATATTGCAGATGAAGCTCAACAGTTATATAAATATACACAAAAAAATAGTACAACGCTAGCTGAATCATTAAATACATCATATGCAAAAGAACGATTAGCAGATATGGAAGTTCAATTTGCAGCAAATAAAAATAAATTGACTGGCAAAAGTTTACTTATGGCACAGCAAGAAATTAATGAGGCTCGTACAAAAGTAGGAATGTTAGATGAGCAATCTAATGCATTAGATTATCAAATATCTCAAAGACAGGCAATGCATGATGCATTAGTAGGACCATTTGAAGCAATGAAATCTACAATAGAATCATTTCCTGGTGGTCAATTTTTATCAAAAGCAATAGGATTAGATCTATTTGGTGATAAATTAAGTGAACAATTAAATCTATCATTACAAACAGGACTTAATGAAGGAGCAGCCGCCGGTGTACAGCGATTTAAAGATTTAACAGCATCTACCAAAGTATTTGGAATGTCATTAAAGTCTGCATTATTACCATTAGCAGCAGCAGGAGTTCTTTTAGGTGCATTAATGTTGTTCAAACAAATGTCTGCAGAGACAGAAGAACTTGCAGCTAATACAGGCCAATCAGCAAACCAAGCTGAAAAAATGTTACAATCGGCTAGAGCAATGCAAGCGTCGAGTGCTAATAACCTAGCAAATACAGAAGAAATTGTTTCTGCAATGACTGCCATGAAAGAAGAATTTGGAAGTACAGCTAACTTTTCAAATGAAACAGCAATGAATGTAGCTAATATGTCAGCTGCATTTGGAATTGCAGTAGGTGATGCAGCAGCCGTTCAGCGTCAGTTTGAAGCCATGGGGCAAACATCACAAGAGGCATTTAATACACAAGCATTAGCAGCTAATCTATCTGAAGCAGCCGGAGTTGCTCCAGGAAAGGTTATGAAAGATATTGCACAAAATTCTAAAAGAGCTGCCAAATATATGGGTGGTAATGCAAAAGCCTTAACAAAAGCAGCAATTGAAGCAGCAAGGTTAGGAATGGAATTAGGTGATATGGTTGATATTGCAGATGGTTTATTAGATATTGAATCATCAATTGAAGCTGAGTTTGAAGCATCTGTAATGTTAGGAAAACAAATAAATATGGATCTTGCAAGACAATTAGCATTGCAAGGTGATATAGAAGGAGCTACAAAAGCAGTGTTAGACCAGGTAGGTTCAATTCATGACTTTAATAAACTAGATGTTCTTCAAAGAAAGAAATTAGCTCAAGCAGCAGGAATGGAAGTCGGCCAATTACAGGATGCATTACAAAAACAAGAACAAATGAATAGCCTTACGGCAGAACAAAAGAAACGATATGATGATGCATCTAAAGCATTGGAAGGTGGTACATTAACTGGAGAGCAATTAGTTAAACAACAAGAAGCAGCTTTGGCAGCAAAAGAAATGAGTGCACAATTTGATAAAATTAAAAATACTTTAATGAAAGCATTATATCCTGTTATTAAAGCAATAACACAAATATTTACAAATGTATTAGCTCCAATATTAGATGTAGTAGGAGCAATCTTTAGTGGATTTATGTTTGCATTAAAGCCAGTATTATTAGTATTTCAAGGAATTGCAAAAGTAGTTAAATTCTTATCTCCTGCATTAAAAGTAATAGCAGGAATAATTGGAGGAATATATGCAGTAAAAGCTTTAATATGGGCAGGAGATAAAGCAAATTTAGCTATACAGAAAACTAGACAATTTTTTAGTAGTAAAGAACAAATGTATTCTACAGCAACTAACCTTGCAAAAAAGATGGGATTAATAACTGATAAACAAGCAGTAGCTCAACAAAAAATAGCTTCAATGTATAGTAAGGATTATATTTCTGATGAAACTATGGCCACTACATTAAAGAATAAAGGATTGCTTGCTAAGATGAAAGAAAATTTCCAAATGGGACTTATTACATTGAAACAAAAATTGGGAATTGGATTATCAGCAACAGAACAAGGAATGTTAGCAACTAAGTTAGGACTAAAAGGAACAGAGGCACAAATTGAAAACCAAATTAATGCAAGTAAGAATACAGGATTAATGCATACATTAAAAGAAATAGGATATCAAGCAGCATTAGCAATTAAGAAAGGAGCTGTATGGACTTGGGAAATGATGACTAATGCAGAGAAACGAACAGCATTCTTATTAACATTAAAAGAAACAGTACAACAAGGATTACTAGCAATTGCTAAAGGAGCGGTATGGTTATGGCAAACAATGACAGCGACTGCCGCAACTGCAACTACTGCAGCAACTGGAGCAGGAGCAGCCGCATCGGCAGCTGCAATTGCACCTACTGCCGCATTAGCAACTACACATGCTGCAGCAGCAACTGCCGCAATGACCACATCATCTGCAGCATCATTTGGTGTTGGAATTGCACCAATATTAGCAGCCGTTGGTATTGGAGTAGCAGCATTATTTGCATTAATGGCTGGTGCATCTGCAATGATGAGTGATGGTGTAATTGGACCCTCAAGTGGTGGTTCAGGTGGATATGGATCAAGAGTATTGTTTGGACCTGAAGGAGCTATATCATTTAATAATAAAGATACAATTGTAGCAGGAACAGATTTATTTAAAGCCAATGATGCGGCATTTGGACCAGAAGGTTCAATGTCAATGGCAGATTCAGGACCTCAAGAAATAGAATTAAAAGATATCCAAAAAGATGCAGCAAGAAAATTATTAAAGATTCAAATGATAGGAAGTAGTCCAATGGGCATGTTAATGGGTGGATTAGGAGCCATGGGTGGTGCATTAGGTAGTATGTTTGGAGGAGGAGAAGATGGAGAGTCTGAAGAAGGAAGTCCAGTATTTGATGAGACTAATGCAACAAAATTAGATGCACTAGCAGCAAAATTAGATGCAGTTATTACTGCAATTGCAGGAACAGGAGGAAGTGGTGGTGCACAAGGACCAGTACAAATTGTAATTGGAAATAAAGTAATTGAAGAAATTTCTGGAATGATGAATGTTAACAAGTCCTATCAAATAGGAGCAGGTAATGCAGGGGAGGAAAGCTAATGGGTTTAATTAGTATGAAATCTGATTTAACATGGACTGGAATAAGAGGTGAAGCACCAGGCCAATTATCACAGACATCTATTCAAAATAAAGTCACATCATATCAAGAAGATAATATTCAAGCTCAATATAATAAATTTCTTATATATGATACTCCAAATATTAATAGAATGTCTTTTGGTAGAGCTACAGACCAACCATTTATTATAAGAGGTATACAACGAAGAGATGGTGATTCTCAATTTTATGGACCTGGAGGAAGAACGGCTCCACAAAATTTATTGGTAAGAGGAGGATTACAAGCATTTGCAGCAAGATTAGCTGAAGATGCATTACGAATGGGTAAATTTTTAATATCTCCTAAAGGTATTATATGGAATCTTCGACAAATAGGATTACATGCATCAAATCCAAATGTAGAAACAAATATAGGAGTACGTCCAACCAAAATATATAATCCAGTAAAATTTGCAAGTAATATTATTTCAGCACCAGAAGGAATACATAGTTCAAATCATGGTGGTATGGGAGCTCAAGGTAAGTATGAAGATATACAAAAACAAATGCTTCAAACTGATGCCAATGAAGTTACTTCAAATAGGTTAGCAAGATTAAAGGTTGAATTATTTGGCGATGGATCTCCGATATCAGAAGACCAAGGATCTCCAACCGATTTATTAGGAACAATTGCTCAAGGATTTTCTAACTTTATTGAACCATTACAAAATGCATTAGCAGGATTTGATGGATCAGAAATAAGTACATTGTCAGGTCCAGGAGGACCAAAATCAGTTTATGGAATAGGATATACTTCTATTAGAAGGGCAGTAACAACAGGTACAGGTTTAAAAGATAATTTAGGAAATGCATATTGGGGTATTCATTATAATAATACAACACCTTATGAATCAGAAGAACAACCAGGAGCAGCGAGAACGTTAGGAGATACAAGTTCTCCTGGAAATTCAATTGAAAAGACTTATACACCAAAATCAAAGGATGGATTTCCTAATTCAGCTAGTATACCTAATAGAGATGCAGATTCTGGAGGATATAGTGTATTAAATATAACAGATAAGTTTTCATCAGAATTAATTTATATACAAAATGAGTCACCAGCTGGTGGTAGATTTGTAGGATCAGATTCTGAAGTAGAAATAATTGAAAGACCATTAGTAGATACACAAACTGGATTGGTTGGAGAAGGTAGAGATATAGTAGAAGGAACACCTGAATCAGATGTACAATCATTTCCTATAGGAACAAAATACTTAGAAAGTTTTACTCCTGCTCAAAACAAATCAAGAGAAGAAGGTGTTAATGATAATCCTGGTGGTGGTAGATACGTTGGTTCATCATTTGATGGATCAGAAGAAACACATCAAAGGGCTGTTAATATAGAAGATAAAAATTTATTAGATCATGCTCATAAATATCATGTATATCAAAATAGAGATGCTGATTATCCAGAAGGATATTATAATATAGCAAATTCAAATAGCGGTCCAAGAGGAAAACCTGTTGGAGGATCAAAACATAATATATATCAATCTATAGATGCTGAAAATGATTTAATACGTACATTAGTAGACGGAAAAAAGATTACAGAACATGTACATTCATTTCTAGGAGAAAGTACTCAAGGAATACAAACTAATAATCCTAGTACGTCATTGTTTAATAATACATCTTATACATTTGGATATGTATTAAGAGTATTAAATGGTGGTCAAGTATTTGGTGATGATTGGGATACACAAGATAGAGTTAATTTATATCAATTAATAGATCCTGCATTAGGAGACGCGTCCAATAGGAATACTCCGCAAATAAGAAAATCTGCAGAAAGAGTATTTGAACCAGGATCTCCAGTTGGATATAAATCTTTACCAAATAGACTTATATCAAGTAAAGATGTTTCAGGACTTAATGCAGTTAAAGTTGGAGAGGCAATATTTAATTACTTTACTCCAGATTTAAAATTCTTTACAGGTAATACAAGAGATCAAATTGATGATGGTGGACCACATGATTATATTAGTTTAAAACAAAAATATGGTCAATTAGAATCAGGAGATGATTTAGGTAATGTATTTGCATATGTATATGGTGTAGATGATCCAACCATAATACCAATGTATAATCAAATACCAGTTACTCAACTATATAGTCCTTCTTCGCCAAAAGTAGGAGCATCACCATCAGTTGGTCAACAATCAATTTCAGGACAATCAACAAAAGATCTTACAACAGTTGATCAAGAAATATTAGCCAAATTAGATCCATTACAAAATGAAAAAGCAAGACCAGACGACACAGGTAATATTAGACAAGTAGGAGGAAAACCAAAAACTTCAGCTGGTACACCATTAGTATACAATTACATGAACTATGCAGAAATAAGAGCAGCTGCAAAGCAATCAGGTATTGTAACAGGAACAAAGAAGATACAAGAATTTAGAAGAGCTATTAGCAATGGTATAAGAAATGAGATATCAACTCGTAGTAGAGACCAATTAGGATATGGTGGAGCCAACCAACCAGATGAATTAAATTTATTAGGAGTGGGAGGAAGTCCAAGTAAAGAAGATATGGTTCCATTTTTTATTACTCGACAAGGAGGCGGAGATGCATTATATTGGAGAGCTGGAATTAATTCTATAAGTGATTCATTTTCACCAGAATGGAGTCAAGAAAAAGAAATTGGTAGAGCAGATCCAAAAATAATATATACAGGATTTGCAAGAACAGTATCTTTAGATTTAACAATTGCAGCCGCATCAGCAGGTGAATTAGTTCCAATGTGGGATAAGTTAAATGTATTAGCAGGATTTACTGCTCCTAAATATGTAGGTAATGGATATACTGGAACATTTGTTGAATTAACATTAGGAGATATGTTTAATGGTATGCCATGTTATATAACAAGTGTAGGAATTGATTTAGATCCAGAAGTACCATGGGAAATAACAGCTGGAAAACGTTTACCATTATATTGTAATGTAACTATAGAATTTGCATATATAGGTTCTGAAATTCCTCAAGACGGTGCAAAATTCTATGACATTGCAAAATTTAGAGGATCTAATGTAGCTAAGGGCGCAGCAGATGGAAAACAACCATCACAGTTTGATGCAGTAGATGATTTAGTTGAAGGATTGCCAGAAGGAGTATCATCTATTGCAGATGAACCATATAACATGTTTAATGATGTAGCAGGAGATGTAGTAGGCGGAGTAGTTGATGCAGGAGATGGATTATTAGATTTCTTTATCCCAGGTGACCAATCAGGAGATAATGCAGCATCTAAACAAATATCTGGATTGGCAAGTAAAGCATATGATGGTGTAAAATCCGGAGGTAAAAAAGTTATTAATTTCTTGAACCCATTTGATTAGGAGATAATTTATGAATAGATATAAATACATTATTGATGAAAAGTTAGATACTAAGAAAAAGCGTAAGACTCATATGTCCGCATTACCACCAAAGGTTGCGGCTACTGATCAAGATTATTATATTATTGCACGAGAAGGAGATAGGTTAGATAATCTTGCATATGAATATTATGAAGATTCATCTCAGTGGTGGGTATTAGCACAAGCAAATCATATAGGTAAAGGTACATTAATGGTCCCTGCAGGAATAAGATTGCGTATTCCTTCAAGACGTGAACTACATTCGTTATTAAAAATTAAACAATCGGAGAGATAACATGGCAGGAGTATTTTATTCAGCTGCCCAAGAGTTTGTACGAGATGAACTTGACCGACGAAAAGGCCTTGGTTATGTAGAAAGCCGAAAAGTTAACGGTTGTTATATTTCTATTAATGCAAGAAGAACAGAACCAGTAACACAAAACTATCAGGATCTAGATACAGGCCAAGCAATTAAAGACGGTCTTGGAACTGCAGGTCGTGGCGCAACCGACATTTTATTAGGAAGAGGTGCATCAAATGTTTTATTTGGAGAAGCTAAAGAATCTGAAGCTATGGAAACCAAACAACGAGTTGTTGGTCACAAAATTGCAGCTGAAGGACAAATATCTACATTGGCTGATACAAGTTTATCATCTAGATATGCTACAACATCTGGAAGACCATCTCCTGCTATCCAAAAATTTACAGTTGAAATGTCTGGTGATTATGGATCTTTAGTAAAATGTATTTTACAAATAAAATGTTTTGATAAACAATCATTTGAAGAATTTGAAAAGATTTATATGATACCAGGAACAGATGTTAATATAGCATATGGTAGAGTAGGAGTTTCTGGACCAGCAAATAATGATGAATTTTCAGGAGTAGTATATGATTATTCATTTAAAATGAATAATGAATTAGGTTATGATTGTGAAATAAAAGCTGTAGGAAAAGGAAACTTAATTACAGAATTAAATGTTAATTCAAAATTAGCTGATGACGGAAGAGAATTTACTTCTGATTTTGCAGGATTAAATGAAACTCAAACCTGTGTTAATATATTTGATGTATTTGATTATGATGTACAAGATAGAATGGATGATCATGAAGACTTAGATGAAGATGAAGGATATGTTTATCCTGGTATGGGAGGTGTAGCACATATAGCAGGATGTGATTGTCCAGATGCAGCTCCAGAACCTGCAAATGATAATATGGTAGGTGGTAATGTTATATTTGCATCATTAGGATATGTTATTAATAAACTAATTAATAAAGATTTATTACAAGGAAACATTGAAAGTCAAAATGTAGATGTACAAGGCATCCAATATGTATGTAATAACAATGTTACTATAGGTAAAGAATATGATAAATTATTTTCTGCTAATCCTATGAAAATATTAATACGAGGTACAGACTCAAGAGGTTCATCTCATTACGGAGGTACAGGTGGAGGAGCTATTGGACGATTTTTTGGTGCATCAAAGATATGGGGTAAGAATTTTCCAAATCCTTTGGTAATGGATGGCACAGGAACAGCAAAAATTGCAAATACATTAATCTCTAGAGATTTATTAAGAAGTATAGCTGGAGCTTCTGAAATGGGTGGCGAAGGTTCAAAGATAGGAATAGGAAAATTTTTAAATAAATTATTTTCAGAAATATATAATCATACTGGAGGAGCATGGGATTTAACAGTAACTCAAATGACACCCGAACAGGCATCTCATTATGGAGAAGCTGGAGGTGATAAATACATGTATGTAGTAGACAGAAATTGGGTTCCAGGTTCTGCAGGACAAACTCCAAAATTAGAATTTAATGCAGGCGGACATGCAGGTGGAGATAATTCTACCAGGAATGTACAATTAACTGGTAAAGTTCCAAAAGATATGGCAGCCGCGGCATTCGTAGGAGGAACAGGAACAGCTTCAGGAAAAAAGAATGCAGCAGTAGAAGTTATTAAAGGAGAACAAGTAGTAACATTAGTAAATAAAGCTAAGATACGAAATAGTTTAATTGAATCTCGTGAAGTAATACATGATACAGGATATAATGAAGAGTCAATATCTGCAGCAAAATCAAATTTAAAATCATATGTAGAATCTGCATTTGAACATAGTGATAAAGCTGGATTCAGAAAAGATATGTATCCATTAGAAATGTCAGCAACATTAGAAGGTATTGCAGGTATTCAATTTGGTAATGCATGTATAACTAATTTAGCACCTTCACGATATTATACAAATAACATAAATATAGTATTTACTGTTAAAAAAACAATACATGAATTAACACCAAATCAGTGGACAACCGAAGTTGAAACAATATGTAGGATAGAAAAATAATGGCAAGATATTACGCAAAAAAAGATAGACATTATGGAAACCATACTCATGGTAAAGAGTTTATGGATTTCAGTGGCAATGAGTATGCAGGTCCATATCATTATTTTGGTAATTATGAATTAGTAATGACTGGAGCATATCCTAATGATGATTCAATTGTATTACGAAAATATCAAGCTCCAACTACTACTCGTGATATAATTGTATACGATTTATTAACAACACAGAATTTATATGAATTCAAATCACCTATTTATAAAACACCCGGACCTGGACCAAATGATCTTGCAAATGGTTATATGATGAGATATTTTATTAAACAAAAAAATGATCTTGATAAACCAGTAATTGAAATTGATAAAAAACAATATAAAGATGTTAAATCAAAAGATGGTAAAAATATTAATGGATTTATATACGATAAAATATCCATTAGATGGAAAATAGCAGGACCTCGTTATGATATATATCATGATAAAGAAAAAACACGAATTAAATCATATGGAATAGAATCTACAAATAGAAGGACGGCATTTGCACAAAATATGAAAATGCCAGGTCTTTCAGATGCATTACGAGACTTAACTCAACATTCACCGTATAATAAAATACGTGGAGATGGACCTGCAGGTCAACAACAGGATAATCTTCATACAGATGGATCAGAGTTTGTATTACCAGACGGAACTCCATATATAGGTTATTATCATATTCATTCGCAAATGGGTCCAATGCGAGGTAAAAAACATAGTAATAAAGTTGCACATGATAAATTAATGACTCCAGGACAACATGCAATGCAACAAGCAAGATCTAAAGACTCAGCCGGTGGTGGACAATCTTCTGGCTATTAATTTGGTTATTTGAAAAAAATTCATTATAATTAATTAATGAAAATTGTAGAAGACAAAAAAAGGTTACAAGAGCTACATCAAGCATTACAGACATCTAATAGTTTGTGGATACCAGTATTTTCTGATTTATATAAACATTATGTGAATAATGAAATAAGTTTTGTTTATATATATGTTATGGATACTAAAAAAGAATATATTGTACCATTCCGTCATAAGGATTGTATATGCCTAGAATCCGAACATCTAAACAGGCTTACAAGTAAGGCTGATATATATGTTTTGGGGAAGAAACGCTTTGTAAATTTCTACCATCATAAGACCTATGATGCAGATTTAGTTGAATATTTTCAATCAAATCAAATGTTACAATTAGAAGATTGTGATACAAATGCTCATGATTGGTATAATAAATGGTACTATAATGAAACCAATGTGCATGATTATGTTCCTATAGTTAAACATTATGAAAGATGTTCTGCAATGAAAAATAAATTTATACAATCATATTCTACATTTAAGCGTACAGATGGATTTGATTATTATAACGAATTATTTATAGATAACTTATATGCAATTGAAAGAAATGGATTAAAAGTTAATTATGATAAATTTGTAGAAAAATTCCAAACAAATAATTTAGTTGGAAAAACGGCATATACAGAATATAATATTTATACAACCACAGGACGTCCTTCAAATAAACATGGTGGTGTAAATTATGCTGCCATAAATAAAATAGATGGATCTAGAAAATCATTTATATCAAGACATGAATATGGTATGTTATTAGAGTTAGACTATGACTCTTACCATTTACGATTAATTGGAGATATTATAGATTATGATTTTGGAAAAGAAAATGTTCATACATATTTAGGTAAACAATATTTTGGAAAAGATAAATTATCAGAAGAAGAATATGAACAAAGTAAACAAATATCATTCCGATTATTATATGGAGGTGTTGATAAAGATTTTGCAAAAATTACATTCTTTGGTAAAGTAAAAGATTTTACTTATAAATTGTGGAAAGAATTCCAATCTAAAGGATATATGGAAACAGCTATATTAAAAAGAAAGTTATTTAAAACTGCAATGTCTGATATGAACCCAAGTAAATTATTTAATTATTATTTACAAAGTATGGAAACTGAATATAATATGGCTGTAATGAATGAAGTAAATGCATTGTTAGGACCATATGATACTAAACTAATTTTATATACATATGATTCATTGCTATTTGATTTTAATATTAAAGACGGAAGAGACCTAATTATTAAATTAAAGAATACTATGACAAATAATAAATTTCCAGTTAAAATTAAAGCAGGTAAATCTATGCATGACATGATAAATATGACCGAGAAAGTAGTTTAACTACATATTTATAATAAATGCAAAGAAACGTAAATGACATATTAACAGAGTGGTTTTACAGACTACCTAATGGTTATGCGATAAAACCATATAACCAAGACGAGCTCCATGTTTTAAAAGAAGTGTTAATAGAACAAGGAATAAATGCAATACCTATTATCAAATCATTAACAGAAGATGATTTTCAATTAGACCAAGCATTTAATGATGCAAAGCCTGTAAAAGAAGCACCAGCAGACGATCAATTTATACCAGGCAAAGATGAACTAGATGTTGATACTACTCAATCAGAGGAAAAAGAACGTACAGGAACATCAACTGATTATGATGAGGCAATCAAAAGAAGATTACAAGTTCAAGTAATTCCAATGGTAAAAGGTAAATATAGTGTACCAAACGATTCAGGACCATTAGTAGGTGCATGGCAAAAAGAAGATATTGAAATATTTGAGGAATTATGGGCAGAAAATAATAATCTAGCAATTATAGGTAAAGGTGAGATTGCATTGTATTGGTTGTTTAATTTCCAACAAGGTTCGGCAAATAGAGCAGAAGATACTACTCAAGAAGGCTCAGGTGCACCCGATTTAAGAATAGACAAAAAGGCTGTTGAAGTAAAATCATATCCTAGTCATTCTAGAATTACTGGATTAGGTAGGTGGTCAGACATGAAACTAGAAAGAAGAATTGTGCAAAATATATTTGGAATACATGCATTAACAAAAGCTTTTAAGGAGGGGTCTGTGGCTAATCCAATAACAGAAATAACATTTGGTAAAAAACATATAGTAGAAGCAGGAACTTCTTTATTTACTTTTCTAAATTTACCAGGATTAGAAAAATTAGAAGAAATATTCGGATCAGATAGTATATTTACAGATATGATAAAGAATGCCAATTCAGTATTTGATGATATGGAAAAATCTTTTGAAGCTTCAGGTCGAAAGTCAAAAGTAGAGATAAATGTTAATAGATTATCTAAATCATCAACACCTGATGAACTTGCAGTACAAGTATTACAAATGCTTGCAGCAAATAAATATGGTAGCAAACCAGGACAAATGGGATATATTGCAAATGTAATTCCAGGAAAAGCAGATGTACATTTTCATAAAATAGATATTACTGCTATAGATTCAGAATCTGCAGATGCATTAAATGTTTCAGGAGGATCTATTAAAGGTAATCTAAAAACAATATTTGGTTAAGAGACTATAGGTTTCAGTATAAAAG